AAGAAGAAATTCTTGAACTTGAAAAACAAATGGAAATTGATGCTAAAGCATTGGAATTGGAAGAAGAACTTGAAATTCTTGAATTTGAAAGTGAAGAAGAAGCAGAAGAGTTTATTGAAACATATCTTGAAATTGAAGAATACATTGAAGAACTTGATGAATTTGAAATTAAAGAAGTTACTATTGAAGATATCCCTGAAGACATTGTTATAATTATTGAAGAAGATATAGTTGAGGAAATAATTGAAGATGAGTTGGACAAAGAGATACCAGGAGATGACATTGTTACAGAAGATACAATTCCGACAGAAGATATTTTGGTTGAGCCAATACAGGAAGATGTTAAGGAAGAACCTTTAGAACTTACTGAAGAGGAAGTAGCTATTGAAGTTGCTGAAATTGAAGAAGTTATTGATATACCTATTATTGAAGAAGAATTAACTGAAGAAGAAGTTGTTGAAGTTATTGAAGAATATGTTGAAGAACTTGAAACTGAAGAAGTTATAGAAGTTCTTGAAGAAGTTAATGATATTGGTGTACAAAATCTATCCCAAGCCACAGAAGAAACACAGGTGGTCATACAGGCTGTAGTTGAAGAAGCCATTGAAGATGTAGAAGAACTTACTGAAGAACAAGTAGAAGTCGTTGCTGAAGTATTACAAGTACAAACTGAAGACGTTGAAATTATTGCTGAAGCTGTTAAAGAAGATGAGTCAGTTGCTACTGCTGTAGAAGAATACGTAGAACGTGCTGTTGAAAACGAAGATGTTGAAAACTATACATTAGCTGATGTTGTTACTGAGGTACAATTTGAAGAGTTTATAGATAATCCAATTGAAGTATTAACAGATATTGACATAAATAATATAAGTATTACAAACATAAGTGATGACATGACAAGTGACCAAAAGGAAAAAGCACAAGAAGTTGTAGTTCCTGTAATTTTGACTAGAATAGCTAGCATGGCAGCTTTTGTATTTAGGAGAGGCTAATGTTAAAAAAGTTATGGAATTGGTTTATAGCCGCAATAAAAGAGACACTTAACCTTAGTTGGACTTTGGTTGGTTTAGTTATTGCTACGCTTACACTTACTGGTTCTGCACAACAAATAACAGGCCTTGCTACATTAATTACATTAGGTGTCTGGTTATTAACAATTGGTTTTAGAAAATAAATTATGGAAGCAAAAATTAATTTAAGTCAAATATTACAAGGTGGTTTAGCTGCTTTAGTTGGTTGGCTATTTAAAACTGTTAATGATTTACAACAAGAAGTAGCAACACTTAAAGCACAAGTACAAGCTTATCAAGATTCTATTGCAGGATTTAATCAAAATCTAATAGTTATTGAAGAAGTTATTAGAGAAATCTTATTTAAGGTAGGAGGATAATGGACTGTTGTGGTAACGGCTGTTGCGGAGGAGGATAAATGGAATTAGAAGTATTAAGAATTAGTTCACAAAAAGATTCTACGTCTGGAATATTATTTGACGTTGTGAATGGTAAAAGAAATTTTCTTTGTTATACACTAGAAGATGAACAGCGTGATGTAAAAGTCTGGGGTGAAACAAGAATACCTGCTGGTAAATATAAATTATCTTTAAGAAAAGAAGGTGGATTTCATAGTAGATATCAATCTAAGTATGGTGATATGCATAAAGGTATGATACATGTTAATGATGTACCAGGATTTGAGTATATCTTATGGCATACGGGTAATACTGACGAAAATACTGCAGGTTGTTTGCTACTTGGTAACTCACAAACAAGTAACCTTGTACAAAAAGATGGATTTGTAGGGTCAAGTGTTAATGCTTATAAGGATGTATACCCTTATGTTGCTGCAGCTATATCACAAGGTGATGTATGGGTGACATATACAGACTACGATGGAACTGTAAATAGTAATGACAATTCAGACCTAAATAGTAATGACATAATGGAAAAGCTTTCTGAAATATCTGGAGAAATTCAAATATTAAATGCTAAAATGGATGGAAAAGAAATTATATAATGCCAAAACCAGTATCGTTTACTAGAAGTAAGAAGCTTGGGGATATTACATCTGACCCTGATATACAACCTTGGAAAGATGACGAACAAGCTAAAGATAAATCTGCACAAGAACTTCAAGGTAATTTAGAAAGAAAAATTCAAAGTGGTCAAGATGTAACTCAATCTGATATATTTAGTGGCCAAACACAAATAGGTGGTGCAACTTCTAAAGGTTACATACCTGAAACACCTGAAGCAGCTAAACAATTAATTAGAGAAAAAGCTGGATTTGATATTGATGTTGATATAGAACTAAGAGAATCAATACATGCAGAGTATCAAGGTAAAAAAATGTCATTAGATGTACAAGAAAAACCAGGTGTCCAAGCTAAAGAAGTTGCAGTTAATATTAGTGAAACTCCAACAGATTACACAAGTGATGTAAGGAAACCTGTACCATCGTTCAATGTTACCAGTGAAGGTATAGTAGAACCACAAGTTGATAGACCTATTGGTATTAAATCAAAGAAACCTATTGGCATTAAAGGTATGGATTTAGCTACACAAAAAAAAGCTTTTAGAATAGCTGAAGAATTAACTTCACTTAAAATACAAAGAGCTGCAATAGTTAGAGATATTAATAAAAAATTATATGATATTAATTATGATGCAGATGTATTAACTAGAACAGATGTAGATAAAGCTATTTCTGTATCAAAAGGAGAAGGTATAACTGTATCTGAAGCTGTTTTACGTAATAAACAAACTGCAACTGAAAGAGTAGCTGAAGCTGGAGATGCTTTTGAACAAAAAGAAGATTGGAAACAAACATCTGCATATGATTATTCACCAATAGAAGAAGGCAATGAGTACAGAGATTATGAAAAACACGTTAGAGCTGAAAGATTTCCAATGACAACTATTGAAGATAGAATAGATGCTACTGGTACTCGTAGATTTCAAGAATATCCTAAAGGTGGAGGTTATGGTGGCGTTACAAAACCTGCATTACAAGGTAAATTAGAATTATCTGGTTCTGGCATGAGAGGTGGTGGAGTAGCAGGCCTTGGTCATTTACAAGCAGACCTTCTTGAAGAATCTATTGTACCTTTTAAAACAACAGTTGTAAATAATGTTGCTCAAGTTCCATTTGCTGTAGCTGATTATGAAATGCAAGCTGAAAGAATATTAGGTAAACAAGCTGGTAAACAACATATGAAAGA